TATAACTTGGTGGCCAACAACGTGGTATTCCCGAATATCACATATAAGACTGCTTACGGTCAGTTCGAGAACAAGCGTAGAGCATTCTTAGGGCTTTCAAACATCGTTGGTATAGACCAAGACTTCTTTGACTATAAAGGTGTTCCAGATAGTAACGTAATTGATATGTGGACTGGTCTTACAAAAGGTTTCCACATGGACGTTAATGCCACTGGTGCTACAATCGATGGTGTTGAAATCGTTATAAACAGTTCTGGTGATACATATTCACCTATATTCGAGTTCGAAGTTGGTTGCTGCCCGTTTGAAACTGAATCTGGTATCCAAGGTACTGCCTATGAAAAGATATTTGCACGTAAATTCACCTTGGCACCTTACGGTGGTTTCGATGGATGGGATGTCTACAGAGATAGAAGAACCAATACTGATAGTTATTTAATTAACGGTCAGAGAGGTCAACAAGGTCTCGTTAGCGAGGTATTTAGTAACAAAGTTTTAAGTAATGGTGATTTAGGTATCACGTCTGATTACTACGCATACCTTGAGGCTATTTACACCTTCAATAACCCAGAGGCGGTTAACATTAATGTGTTCGCCACGCCAGGTATCGATACCGATGAAAACACAAACCTTATCGAAGAAGCAATCGAAATGGTTGAACAAGATAGAGCTGACTCTTGGTATATCGTAACAACTCCTGACGTCAACGCATCAGGTGAGGTTCTTACCGTTGATGAGGTTGTTGAGCGATTGGATGGTCTTTACGATTCAAGTTACACATCTACTTACTTCCCATGGATTCAAGTGAATGATACCGAGAATAATGTTTATATCTGGCTACCTCCAACAAGAGACGTTGTAAGGAACACAGCCCTCACTGATAACATCGCATTCCCTTGGTTTGCTGTCGCTGGTATACAAAGAGGTAGTGTTGACGCAATCAAAGCTAGAAAGAAACTTACACTCGCAGAAAGAGATGTTCTGTACGCAGGTCGTGTTAACCCAGTTACAACATTCGCTTCAGAAGGTATTAAAATCTGGGGTAACAAGACAATGCAAGTCAGAGAGTCTGCACTTGACAGAGTTAACGTAAGACGACTGCTTCTGCAAGCACGTAAGCTTATATCTGCTGTCGCTGTTAGACTTCTGTTCGAACAGAATGATGATGTCGTTAGAAACCAGTTCTTGAGCCTTGTTAACCCGATTCTTGATAACATCAGGTCTGAAAGAGGTCTTACAGACTTCAGAGTAGTTCTTAATGATACACCTGAATCAATCGATAGAAATGAGCTTAATGGTCAGATATTTATTAAACCTACGCGCTCACTCGAATTTATCAATATTGAATTCGTTGTAACCAACACGGGGGCTTCATTCGACAACATCTGATAACATATATGTATATAAATAAAAAAGCCCAGATTATTCTGGGCTTTTTTCGTATGTGATTGTTCCACAATCATATATTCGATATATACCTCTAGATAGCATTATCTCCCTTTCGGTTCTATTATCGGTGTTGAAACCTTCTTTTCTTAGCATGGATTTCCTATAATTAAATCTATGAACCCTTTTATTATTAATAACATACCAATAATTAGGTTTATTAACCCTTGTTTGGGTGAACCCTAATGTATCATATATTGAACCTTCGCTCCATCTTTTATCTGCGTAGCTAATCAATTTAATGTTACCGTAGGTTTTATAGAATGATTTTAATAGTTTGCTGGCGCCACCTATCACCGATGTATCCATTTTATTACAGAATCGACTTAATTCGTAATGTTCGCCAGATGAACCGACACCCAATCTAGGTTTATTAAAGTGCATAGATGATACTATCTCACCTTTATATGTGAGACATATGTTAACACTTGATTTAACTGAACCTTGTAAATGGTTCTTTTCCAAGAATATATTTCTTTCATCATTGGTCATTAATCGTATCTCACAGTTTCTTGCGTATATCTTATTATCGGTTACACCCAATATGTTCTTTAACCGTGATTTAACTATATCTTGTTTGAATTTCCATTCATCTTCAAAGATGTGGATAAGTCTGACACCTTTGGATTCACATTGATTGGTTTTGTTAATATGGTAGTTATCGGGTTTATATAATTCAGAGTGCCAATACACACCATCGAATTCTATTGCGATATTTTTTGATGGGATGTATATATCTAGTTCTAATGGAGATATAATGTTTTTATCGTTTTCGGTGACATAAAAACCTAGACTTTTTATATATTCGGTTAATTCTATTTGTGAATAATTATATTTCTGACCACATTTAGGACAACCATTACCCCTTATATGTGAATCTGGTATTTGTGAAAAAGTACCGTGTTCTGGACATATTATATTAACATGTTTTTTACAATTTAGGTACTCAACATCTGAATAATCATATTTATCACCGTGCATATTTTTAGACTCTTCAATAAATTTTGATATGTCTTTTATCTTCAAAGAACTTATTTTATCAAATTTACAGCTTGGGCATCCGCTACCTATCATATGTGATGTTGGACATTGCTCAAATTTTCCATGTATGGGACATATTATAGTGATCTTATCAGCGGATTTGGTATATTCCACTAATGAGTAATCGTATTTATCACCATGTACTTTTTTAAATTCTGGTATCACATCAGCATTTGTTTTTAGTCTACCTACGCATTTAGGACATCCGTGACCTTTTATATGTGTAGTGTAACTCTGTTCAAAATCACCATGTTCTCTACATATTATTATTATTGGTGTCCAATTATTAACGTATGTAACCTTTGAGTAATCATATTTATCACCTTGTATTGATTTAAATGTTTGTATAACCTCTTCTAATGTTTTATTCTTACCAACACATTTAGGGCAACCGCCACCGCTAAGATGTACAGATGGTAGTTGTGTGAAGTCACCGTGTTCTGGACAAGTTATTATAACATTGGTTGTGGCATTAACATAATCAACTTTATCATATGAATACTTATTACCATGTTTTTCCATTGATTTGGTAATAAAACTATTTGTGTCTAATTTAAAATTCTTTACACACTTAGGGCAACCTTGTCCTCTATGTATATGTTTTTCAAGTGATTGTTCAAATTCACCATGTTCAGGACATATTATTTTAACCTTAGCTTTTGATGAGGTGTAATCTACTTTGCTATAATCATATTTATCACCATGCACCTTTTTAGCTTTCTCGATAAAAGTTTTTGTATCATACTTATGTTTTGATGCTCTGCTATTAACTGCGCACTTAGGACAAGTTTGACCTTTTATGTGGTGTGAAGGTAGTTGTTCGAACTCTCCGTGGTCAGGACATATTATTTTGACTTTAGTTTTCGAATCAATATAATCCACTTTGCTGTAATCGTACTTATCAGTGTGGATGTCTTTCGCTTTTTCTATAAAGCTTTCTGTATCTGTGATTTGTCTCTTTTGACATTGTGGACAACCGTTCCATCCTCTTAGGTGATTTGAAGGTGATTGTTTGAATGGTATATTATGTTCTGTACATAATATAGTGATTTCTGTTGTACTGTTAATATATTCTATTTCAGAATAATCATATTTATCACCATATTTTTTTTTGGCTTTTGATATAAATTTTTCTACTTTATTTTTTTTCATGACAATTTTTCACTTGGTACATATTTATTAACAAAGGTAATAATAAATATCAAAAAACAAATATAAAAATGAGCGATTTACTTATGAAAATGCCACTTCCTTACGAACCAAAAAGGAAAAATAGGTTCTTACTTAGATTCCCTTCTGAACTCGGCATTCAAGAGTGGTGGTTGTCAACGGCATCTAGACCTACAATAACACAGTCTGACGTTGAAATACCGTTTCTTAACACATCAACTTATGTGTTGGGTCGATTTGTTTGGGAAACGATTGACGTTACATTCAGAGATGCAATCGCACCGTCAAGTACTCAAGCAATCATGGAGTGGGTTCGATTGGGTTCTGAATCTGTAACTGGTAGACAAGGGTATGCTGTGGGTTATAAAAAAGATGTTGAGTTGGAAATGCTTGACCCTACGGGTGTGGTTATCGAGAAGTGGGTTCTTCAAGGAACTATGTTGACCTCGGTTAGTTTTGGTGACCTCAGCATGGATGATGACGGCATCGCTGAAATCACCGCAACTCTCAGGTTCGACAGAGCTATTCTCCTTTGGTAATCCGATAATATTAGGGAAGATAACCTTACTCTTTTGGGTAGGGTTATCTTTTTTTTGTTATATTTGCGGTTATGAATTATATTACCTTTTTCACTGAAGATAACAAGAGTGGTCTGAAGACCAAGGAGTCATATATATCTGTGTCATATCCAGATGTGTATGCTGATATTCTGTCTTATGTCAAGGCTTCGTGGTATCAAGAATTATCTTTCAAGGAAAAGATATGGTATTTCATGAATGGTATCACTGATAAAGTGAGTTGTTATCATTGTGGGGACGATGTTAAGTTCAAGGGTACTTTAACTAAGGGTTACGGTAAATTCTGTTCTTTATCTTGTGCTAATGATAGCGGTATGCTTAATAAGTTACAAAGTGACGCTATAATGAATAAGTATGGTGTGACCAGTACCAATCAACTGGAATCGGTTAAAGATAAGAAGAGGGTAGCTTATATCGATAAATACGGTGTGGATAATCCTATGAAGTCAGATACCGTTAAAAGTAAATTGGTTGATGTCATGCTTAATAAGTACGGTGTGGATAACCCTATGAGGTTGAAAGAGTTCAAAGAAAAGGCCATT